CCATCGAATCCACAATCACGATGTCGGGATTGTGACCATGTATCTTACGATATTCGGCAATACCACTCTGAATATCGACGGTTGATACATTGTTATTGAATCTGGGAAAAGCTCTTACAATAATGCTTCCGGTATAGGCTTTCATCTGTTCCTCAAAAATCCTCATTTCCGTATCTGAGATTTTTCCTTTCTCAAAAAGAAACGAGTTCTTGCATATCAAAGCTCCGGAATAAGCATCTACCACTTCTTCCTCAGAACCCTCCAACTGAAAATGAAGCACGTTCAATCCATCATCCACCATAGCCCTTACTCCGACATGGCGTGCGATATGCGACTTTCCCACACCCGTACTGGCAAGGAAACAGGTAAGCTGTCCTCTGAGATTTCTTCCATCGTTCAGTTCGTCTATATCGTCAATGAAGAAACGTGTCACCTGTGCAAGCCGTGAGTTCTTGTTCTCATTCTCCCTTTGTCGGTTCTGTAGGAAACGCTGGGTGAATGTCTTGGTAATATCCACGAACTGACTTGCTTTTAGTGTGAACTGACCGAGCCATTCCGCATATTCCATCAGTTTGTTCTGAGCCTTTTCCTGTTCGTTCTGGTTGTATAGCTTTCCGACTTCTACATAAACGGCCTGTAACCGGACGCTTTTGATGTATGATTCCAGCATATCCAATACGGAATCCACTTTTCTGACACCTTCATAGTCCTGAAACGTATTAATCAGTTCCGTGGCATCGTAGTCTCCGGCAAAGGCTTGCAACAAGACCGGGTAGGAAGGCGGTGTCTTGTAGGTCTCATAATGCTTGGCTATGACCTTGTTTATCGCTTGAAAGTATTTATCCGGCAGATATTCTTTTTTCATGTTTTGCACTACTGCGGCACATACGTTGTCATACTTCATTACGCAATAGTATAGCTCAAAGAGGAAATCTAAACTTAAAGGGTTGGATTTATTTGGTTTCATTTTGATTAAATTCTTCAGTTCTGATTCGATATAGTTCAGGATAAGCTTGCCGGGTTCTTTGTTTACAGGCTTCGGCTTTGGCGCATTGTTGGCAGGAGACGGAAAACGGAGTCCATAGTAGGGTGGATTGTCCGCATATATAGTATCCCACGTCCGTATTCAACGCTCTGGATTTGGTGCTTTCCTCGTACTGGGGAAAGATGAATTTGTATAGCGGATGTTTCCGTCTGTCCGCAATGAGAGCGAGAAGCCTTGCTCTTGGCATTTTATCTCCCAGCCATTTGTCCTCGTAATACTTCCGGTTCTTGTTCGTCTGCGTGAAGCATTCCACGGCCTTGCTGCCGAAGTATTGTTTCACGCCCCATTTGTCGGTATATCTGGAATCCGTGTTGTATACCCGGTACGCCTGACATACGCAAAAATCAACTAACCTTTCTCTACTAATGGCATCGCCAAAGTCGGCTTCAAGCAAATCCAGACATTTCCCGATGGTTTGCTGATTAACCCCTCCTTCCGGATTTGTGATCTTGAAAGAGGGGTTAATCATACTTTTCATAATAGTAGAGAAAACGAGAATGATATTCTTAATTTGTTCTTTTTTCTCCATCTCGGTTTATCATTTTTCTCATTTTCTTTTTAGCCAGAAACAATCGGCTTTTTACGGTCTCTATGTTTCTGGTTTTAAGACTACCGCTTTTATACGTGATGTCCATGATCTCGTGCAATTTGTATCCGGCCTGTTGCAAGAGCAATGCTTCCTTGTAGATCGGTTCCAACGAATCCAATGCTTCCAATATATCATCATTGTAATACTGCCTGTAATTCTCAACCGACATGCAATTGGCATTGATCTCATCATCGTCCAGTATTGTATCGCCTATATCCGAAACCTTCAGATTATCGGAAAACTTCATGTGTGAACGTTTTGAGTCCGCATCTATGATATATCTTTTGGTTACGATATGAAGCCACGTCTGTATTGACTTTGTGGGGTCGTAGGTCTCGATATATTTAAAGAAGTTGGTCAGCACTTCCACATAGTTATCATCGATGTCTTCAGGGTTTGCGGTATACTTGATACACAACTTATATACGAGGTTCCTGTGTGGAATCACGTATTTTTCAAATAAAACGGTTCTGCGAGCCGCCGATTCCGCATCTATGTATTTTACTGGGCAGCTTGCTTGTCTCGGTTTCGTTTCCACGCCTTTTCCACATTCATAACAAATAAATCTTTAGCTGATTCAGTCAATTTATGTGAAGCGCAGTAGTTGTGCCAAGCGTTTCTGTGCCGGATAAACGTTTCTCTTACCGCTTCATCCGAAGGTTTGGGCGAAGAGGATAGGAACTCGTAAAACTCCGAGAGATGTACGGCAAGCATGTTTGTATGCTTGCTTGCGTCTCTCTGTCTTTTTCTTCTTTCGTTTCTTGCTTTACTCATAATTGGTTTTAGTTTAAACGATATTTTCTTGCGTAATAATAAAATATACAGATAGCGTCACTGTGATTGTCGTCAATGGGAGTAATGCCGTATCTTTTATAGCAGAACTCCATCATCTTCTTTTTGTCTGCCCTGCCATCTCCGGTAGTCCATTTTTTGAGTGTAGCCACATTGATAAACTCCGGTTCCGGCAAATCGAGTTCGTCACACACTTCTTTCAGTATGCCTCTGAACTCGCACAGTTTCCGCATATCGGTAAAGTGATTGTTCACGTTTACATCTTCAGCGACTATCTGTTTGATGTCGTATTTCTGAATGAAGGCCATAAGTGTATCTCTGAAATCCTTGTGTTGTTTGTTATTATTCTTTCTTTTGGATTCTGTGAAATTCCACGTACCGCCTTCATGCAGCGAATAATATCCCGTATGTGTGGCAATGTCCAGTGCCAAAATATCTTTCTTAGTCAATTCATCGTTGGGCGTTTCGTTTTTAGTGGTTCTCATCAATGTATGATTCTCCGTTTTGTTTGTTAATAATCAACTTGTAAGGGTAGTTTTCAGCTACGTTTCCATGACTTACTACAAGGGCGGTAACTCCGATATGGTTGATGGCTGAGAACATATTCGCCAACCCGTTTTCATCCACCGCTTCAAGTATCTCATCCAATACCAGCAAGTCAAGTCCTTTATCACCGTCACAGTTCACATTTATCAGTTTGTGCATTGCAAGGATATTAGCCAGATTGACACGAGCCTTTTCTCCCTCGCTCAGTTTTCCGAATGAACCCGAATCAACACCGTCACGGATGATGGAGATTGAGATTTTGTCTCTCAGTTTTCCTGTTTTCAGTATCGTATAGCCGGAAAATTTAATCCGTATGTCGCTGCCGATGCTTTCCAAAAACTCATTCGTAATCTTGCTGAGAGCTTCGATCTTGGTGTTGGCCAGATAGGTCTTGAACTCTACAAAACGCTGTCCTTGTTCTTTTAAAGCGTTTAGCCTACTCTCAATCTTGCTTCTTTCTGAAACAGCTTTAGTAGACTTTTTCATAAATTCCTTTAGTGACAGCCTGAGAGATTCGATAACCTCTGTGTCGGATGATTCTTTTAGTTCTTTGATAGTCTGTAACAAAGTCTCTATTGAACCTTCCGTAGCAGAAATCGTTTCCTCCAGTTTCTTGATTGTACGTTCCTTTTTGCCAATCTCATCATCCAACAGATCAAATGCTTCATCGAAAATTTTCTTTCTGACATTACTTAAATCACCTTGTATCATAACGATCTTGTCGGAGATTGTTTTCTGAGACAAGTTAAGATCATTGATTTTCGATTTCAGCCTGTTAATTGAGGACTGGACGGAAGACAGTTTTTCTTCCCAGTCGGTGTTTTCTTCTCTTAACTTGATTTTTAAAGACTTGGTTTTATTAATCCTGTTTTCGTATTCAACCAGATTGCTGTTTTGTTCTTTAATGCAGGAATCAAGGGCTGAGACAGCCTTTTCTTGCTCTACCAATGCTTTTTCAGCTTCCTCCACGTTAAAATCCTTATCTGAAAGAAGAAATTCATGCGAGCATTTGGGGCACTTGATTGTTCCTGCCAACTTGGTCTTCAGTTCCTCTATAGCGACATTAAGATTTCGTTTGGCTCTTATATTATGCTTTACGGATTCCGTGAGCGAAACGATTTCCTGTTGCTGGGAATTGATCGTGTCGTCATATTCTTTCAGTCTGTCCGGATATTTGGATGAGAATTTTTGGTAGTCTTCGTTTAGATTGTCATAATCATTCTTTAAACCATTCAGCTGGGATTCAACCACTGAAATAGACGCACCATTTTCTTCCAGCTTCTTTTCGAGACTCAAAATAGATTGTTCCTTTTCTATAATATTTTGTTTCCAATCCGATAACCCAGCGATGGAAGCTTCCTTGAAAAGAGCCGCAATTCTTTCAACCGCTTCGTTGGGAGCAATTTTATCGTCTTCCTCAATTGTCTGGAGATTGCCATCTACATTGTCCAAACGATCCAAGGCTGCATTTATCGAATTAATTTCTTCATTGCATTTTCTGATTTCAGCCCGTTTTGAAACAATCAGGGATTCTTTCTCTTCTATTTTCTGAAGCTTTGTCTTAGCTCTTTCTTCTTTTGCATTTTCTTCCGCTTCAATTTGTTCCTGTAACATGCTGACACGTCCGTCAATGTTGGCTACGTTCAGATTGGCTTCGTTTAATTCAGTCTGGAGAGGAACCATATCTTCTTCCAGTTTTTCAATGGCCTTATCCACGAGAATACCGTTTGAGAACCGGTTGATGATTTCTTTCTTGTCCTTGTCGGAACAGGAAAGAAAATCTTGGAACTTATGTTTGGAAAGAACGAAGTTGTTATACAATTCATCTTTGTTGATGCCCAGCTTCTCTAAGATATACTTGTCATACTCGCTAACGCTTGAACGTACCGCCTCGTCCGTTTCCACCGGTCTGCCATCACGAATAATGGAACACTTTACCGCTGATGCTGATTTTCTGGAAATCTTTCTTTCAACGATAAATTCTTCTGTGCTGCTGTCGCTTAGGAATCTGAGACGGATAAAACATCCATCGGCTGCATCATTGATAATCTCTTCGTTCTTGATTTTACGGAGCGGAGTACCGCCTATACCGATTGCAATCGCTTCAATAAGGGCTGATTTTCCTGAACCGTTTGATTTCTGGGAATCGTTGTCCAGATTGTTCCCGAATACAAGAGTCGTTACGCCCTGTTCCAGTGTATAATCAAGTTCCTTAAATGCACATAAATTCTCAACATGAATATCATTAAGTTTCCACATAATCAATCTATTTTAGAAAGGTAAGACAAACCGAGTGATGGGTCGACAATTTCTTTTTCTTCACAAAAGTCCTCATAGGTCTTTTTGATCTGCTTGTTGTCGAATTTCTCAAAGAGGCTTGATTTTGCAACTTCCGTCTCTTCGATGTCTTCCGTTACAATCTCTACTTTGTTTGCGCCGGCTTCAATGAGCAGGTTCTTGTCTATCAAAGAGGCTTCAGAACCGGAACAATGGATACGAACCTTTACTTTATATCGGCTGTCGCTCTTTATTTCGGAAAGCTGATTGTAAAGGCTGATGTTTACCTTTGAGAACGGCACATCCAGTGTCTTGTATCGGATATTCACTTGATTCTTTATAAATTCATGTGAACCATTTTCATAAAGAAGAGTGTAACCTTTTTCTTCGTCTTCTCCGAAGTTATGCTGGCGGCTTGAACCGATGTATTCGATAGCGGTTCCCTTGATTTTGGTTCTGTTATGGTAATGTCCTACCAAAACCTTGTCGAATGGTTCAAACAGTTTGGCCGGCAATTCCTTGTCTGAGGATTGGGCTAATGCACCGTTAATGCCTTCGTGGATATATAGGATATTTTGTTTTGTGTTGGATAGATCATTTTGAATTACATTTTGCAATCTTTCAGTGAACGATCCGTTTTCCGGAAAATAAGCCATTACAAACAGATTAAATTCGGGATATTCTGCGATAACA